TGTTGCCCCGGGTTCCCGACCCCCCGGACGGGCGGGTTGCCCGCCGACAACCCAAAGGGTGCCCCAAGGGGGGGGGGGGGGCCTTGAAGGCCGACCGGGCACGGAAACCCGACAACGATGGGTTACCGCCGTTACCAGTGCCTTGAGTGTGGCTCTTGGTGCCGTACTCGTGTGGCAGAGCCTACGGGCCGTCCTGATTACGTCTGAGGGGTGCGGGCTGCGATCGCGATTCGCAGGTCTACAACCGCTTCTTTTAGTTCGTTAAGCGTCGCCCGAGTTTCTGCCGACTCGTTCTGCATTGTCTTTAGCCAGTCTGCACGCTCTTGAGTTGCGGTCTTTGTGTGGTGCAAGAGAAGCATTGACAGGACTCCGGTAACGCCGCCAGCCATCCCCATTGAACTTAAGATTTCGACCATTTCCGGCGACATGGCAGCATTTTAGCCTTATTTGTATGGCTATGTAAAATCGTCTTCAACAATTTTGGTTACAGCTAAGGCAGCAAACCCGGCAGCTACGCCGTCCACAAACTTTGCGTGCGGGCGCACGTCCATTCCGATGTCTACTGAAGCTGCAAACGCAGCAAAAATAGTTGCTACTGCAAATATGTTGACTGCGATTGGAAATAGCGCACGTTCGATCTTGCCGCCCATCATGCGCCCTACTGCCAGGATTGTTCCAGCAGTCATAAACAGAACGACGGCTCCGGTTTCATTGCTCATTAGCGTCCACCAATGCTTCGATTCCGGTTACAAGCAGTGCCCACATTGAGAACACCTGAATGTTGAGAACGGTTTTTTCAAACGCTGTGTCCCACCAGTTCCACGATTCGGTTACTCGCCCGATGTATGCCGCTGCGTAAAACACGTTTGTGAGTGCGTAGATGGAAAGGGCGATTGCGAGTCGTTTCAGTGATCGGTTCGGCCACGGACTGAGGCCGACGTAAACGAGAACGGAAACGAGAGCTATGTTGCCGACAAGTTCAACGCACCCGGCGAACAGGTTCCAAGACATTCGCAAACCGTATCATTTTACGCCTTCTATTTGCAGACCCAATGCTGCCAACCACCGCCCGGTGCAGCCAACGCTAAATACGCAGACACCCAAATGTTTGCACCAGCATCAAAGACATCAGCACCTGGGATTCCCGCCCCTGCTGCTCTACTGTCCCAATACCGGGTCAAATGCTGCATTAATCCCGATGCACTACTATTTGGATTCTTGGCGGTTGGGTCGCCACCTGACTCGCATTGCATGATTCGGAGAAATCTATGAATGTCTTCTTCATCACCACCCCAAGCGAAAACTGCTTCTGTAACGAGGGGACGCCAACGCTCAACATCGTCACGGAAAGTGGTAACAAAGACACCAAAGAAATTGCCGACAGTCGTTGTCGTCGTTGTGGTTGTCGTCGTGGTGGACGTTGTTGTAGTCGTGGTTACTGTTGTGGACGTGGCCGGGATCGAACCGACGTGTCCCGCTAATGCAGTAGCCTCAGCGGCGAAGCCATCCTTCACGCCCTCTGGAGACATGATAGGCAGGGGGTCATCTTTCCCGCAACTGCTCGTAATAGACGCGCATAAGCTCAGCGCCAAAATCAGCATCAAAGATCGCCACACGGCCTACCTCGCTGCCTTTCTTGCTTCGACGGTCACCGTGGATAGCGAACAACACGAACGGCCTGTCTTGCGCCACCCGTCGCAGCTTCGGTATCCAGTCGAATAGCATCCACCGCTTTGCAAACTTAACTTCGACCACAAACGGTTCGCAATGAATGTCATGGCTTTCACGAGACGACTCGGTTCGGTGTGCATCACCAAACCCCGTTCTCTGCAATAGATCAAGGATTTCGTTCTCACCTTTAGTCCCCTTGTCTCTCGCTGCGCTCATTCTTTCGCTTCCTTTGTAAGATTCGTCTGTCTCTGCCGGACTTCCCGCCAAAGATACCCATTGAAATATGGTTGTTCAAAGCGTAGTTCAGGCACTCGGTAGTCACCGAACAATTCGCACAGTAAGTATCTATAACCCTATCGACACCCTGCGGGCCTGGATTATCCAGAAAAAACAGGTCGATCGGGGCACGATTTAGACGGCAATACGCGTCGTCCATCCAATCCCGCTCAACATCGTTCATGCCACGCGGTAAAACTACATCCTTCATTTGCTTGCTCCCTCTTCTCCAGTTGCTAAACTGGAAACTATGTTTTCAACAACGATGTTCAAGGACACAGCCGAACGTGCCCTATCTACTTTTTGTCAGACTCTTGTTGCTCTTATCGGTACTGATGGTGCTGGCCTCCTTGATGTTGGTCTTGTGGACTCGCTGAGCGCGTCTCTCGTCGCCGCTCTGCTCTCCGTCCTCAAATCCTACGCTGCTATCAAATCACCTCGTGGCGACGCATCAGCAAGCCTCGTGGACCTCACAGACGCATGAGTTTGGACGACAACCTAAGAGGCACACACCCGATCCTAGAAATGCGGGTTCGCGGTCTGCTTTCTGAGCCAGGACTAGAGGCATACGGCACCTACCCTGCTGTCCGCACCTACTCCAAGCAAAAATATTTGTATGACGGTTGGAAAGCTGGCAAGCGTGGATTCAACACTGCCGCTGACCCTGACCGTGTACTTATGACAGGCCCTGACTTTCCTTACGACTGGAAACCTCGCGGGTCATGGCACATGATCCAGTCCGATGGCTACGGCCACGCAGTCGATCTGAAACGCCCGTGGTACGTCACTCGTGCCCAAGCTGACCGTGCAATCAAGCCTTACCTAAAGAAGTGGGGTCTGAGACAGACCGCTCTCAACGTAGGCGAATGGTGGCACCTACAAGCACTCACAAGCCAGGGCTGGGTTGACGGCCCTCTACCTTCATCTGGAGATGAAATGTTTATCACTCATGACGAACGCAACGACAAGTACCAAGTCCACGTCGCTGGCCTTGGCTCAACTGTCGTGGACTCCCCTGCACACTGGCAGGAAGTTATCGCAAAGGGCCGTCTGACCGGGACTTACTCAAGCCCGTACATGGCTGCCCTTTACGAGAAGATCGCTAAGTAGCAGAGAGTCGCCCCTAACTCTGGGGAAACACCAAAACCAGAGTTAGGGGAGCTACACCCCAACCATTAGAAAGGAGAAAGGTTGGGCCTCTGCTTGTGTAGCTTACGCCTGCAAATCATCTGGCGGATAATCAGGAACGATGTGTTCGTTCATCTCCATGATCGTGTCGGCTACAGAGTTCAGTAGTTCTTTACGTTCTTCATTGTCGAGACAATCCCAGCCTTCTTCCCACACAAGGACAGAAGGCTTCTCGTCAATAAGATTCCACGACACAATAAACACTGGCGCATCACCAGCATAAAAAGGTTCGTAATCTTCAGCGTTTTCGTCTTTACTCATCTATCAATGTGTTCCTTCATAGTTTGAATCCGTTTATTACCAGTCCCATGAGGACCACAAAACGGATAATGGGCATTGCCTAGATCAGTCGGACCGCCACAGTCATAACAAACCTTGGCATTCGGATTGTAAGTATTCCGTGCTTTGAACGACCGCGCACGAGACACGACCTCTGCAAGCGACGGCGGAAACTTATCACCAGCATCCGCAAACGAGTCAATCGCACGAGCCATGTCATTGTACGGAGTATCGCCTGCATGTTGCGCCCACTCCATCGCAGTCTGCGACGTAACCTTGAACGGGTTACCCCACAACTGCTTCATCTTCACAACACACGACTCAGCTTCTGACTGGTTCACAGCATATCCTCCGCTTGTTGAAGCCCAACGACATAAGCCGCAAGAGCTAGCTGACATTGATGGCCTATCTCATAGAGACGCCACAAGTCCTCCCGCTGCGCGTTAAACGCTTTAGAACGGACTTCTTCGTTAATCTCTCGCACCTCATCCATCATGTCGTAGATGAGATGTGTCTTAGGAACGCTCACGTTTCTTTTCTCCTGGTTTTAAATGGCATGAACAAGTACAAAGGGGCCGAGCCACGCGTGATAACCCATCCGCGTAGACCCGGCCCCTCACACACTCGCCACTTTCGACAAAGCAAGTGTGATCTTTTTTCATCGGCGCTTATTCGGCTTCCGACCAGTGATCCGCTTGATCCAGTCAGAAGGCTTCTCGCCTGGTTGAAGTTCTAACGAGTTATCTGGATGCCTAAGAATCTCAGGCTCATCCACCTTGTCAATCATTAGAACGGCTCGTGGCTCTTCGGAACCTGCGTAGCGCCAGGGAACGCAGCAGCAACAGCCTGACCGTTACCGGTATCTTCCCACGGCGGACGGATCATCGAAGCCATATCCCACACGCTGCACTTCCAACCCATCTTCGGCTGGCCTTCCTTACTGACCTAAATTTCAGGGGCAAACTTTCCCCGAAGCATGACACGAGGGCCCTTTCCGGGGTGCTCAGCAAAAGCACGACCCCCCCGATC